AGAAGCTGAAGCACGTTATTGCTTTTCCATGGGGAATGGTCAAGGATTTGGTCAGCAGCGGCAATAATGATGCCACCAATTACAAACCATTCTGCGCCGCTCATGATGAACAATGCAAAGGATATAAATAGCCTAGCGCTCAATCTCTAGGTTTCGTACTCTTGCTTCCATTTCGCTCATCTTATCAGTAAGAGTGGAAAGCTTTTCTGTGACGGTTTCAATTTGCACTGCCACTCTTGCTTGTTGAGTGCCCACTGCAATAAGCATGGCGCCTGTCGAAAGCAACATGCCAGCCGTAATGGTGGCTACGAAATTTGCAAGGCCGTCCTTGAAACTGTCCATAGCCAACAATCAATACGCTAATTCTAGGCGAAATTCATGAGGCATTATTTAGCGTTAAACTATGGTCAAGACAATTAAATAGTGCCATGCCAAGAGCGAATGGTCCTGATGAGCTGCTTTATTCTCTCATTGAACTTCGCCCTGGAGATGCAAAACGTAGGTTTCGTAAGAGTATTTTTGAAGACTATTTCTTGAGGGGGCCATTTGGGCAATGTGCTTGCGCTTATTGTGGAGAATGGAAAGAAAAGCTTACGATTGATCACATTGTTCCGAAGAGCAAGGGCGGCCCGCATTTCTCTCGTTGGAACATGATTCCAGCATGTAAAAGCTGTAATTTGCGCAAAGGAGATTTGCCAATGCTTGAATGGTGGCGCGTGCAGTCTTTCTGGACAGAAAAGCGCGAGGAGGTGTTGATGGCATGGGTGTATTGCAATAGCTTTGTTAGTGCCCATACTGATCAAAAGGAGCTGGAAGCGTGGTGCGAAAAGAAAGGGCTTGTGCTGCCGCTGCATCAAACAATTGAGCATGAAAAAGGCCCCCTGTGGGGCCTTTGTTGTAGTGCCGCTTAGTGGTCTACTGGCTCAAACATCACTTGTTTTCCTGGAAGGTCGTAACGAATGCCAGCGACAGGCTGCGCTGCATTTGGCATTGGACAGAATCCCCCTTCACATTGTTGAGAAGCATTCTCAAGAGCTTCAACCGCTTCTTGTTGCGGCTCATTTTCCATGGTGAAGATGAGAAGGTCAAGGTACCAACCAGCCTTCTTCAGATCTTCTAGGCCATTTTTGTCTTCGTAGCGCCAAACATATTTCAGAATGTTACCCTTGAGAAAGCCTTTGAAGTCATCTTTGTCCATTGAAGCTTCAATAGCCTCAATGCATTCAATGCCACCGTTCTTGGCATAGTGACGGGGATTCTTAACTGGGTCGTGCATGATTAGAAAGAAGACTGGTGCAGATCAAAAGCCTCGAAGGCTTCCTTAAACAATGGACGAGCGAGGGTGGACAAGGCTTGAGCATAAGCTTGGATTTCCCATTGACTACCAGCTTCGTCTCGTAATGAAATGAAATGCAACAAAGCTTGCAGGCTGCAGGTCCAGGTGAAAGAGCTGTACGTCGCCATGGGCAGAATGCCGCGTGCCTGCTCTTTGCTTGCACCGAGCGTCAGTAAGACCTTGTAAGCCTGCTTCGCCTGCTCAAGAGCTTTGGCATATTCGATCATTGCCACTTGGTTCATGCTGGGCTCTAGAGGCCCGCTAGAGGCTTGCTTGTTGCTGGCGCTTTGCTGCCTGAATTCACGAGGCATGTAGTAGGCCTCGTCATCAGCTTCGCAATAGCGAAAGCTTTTCTCGTTCCAGCCCAGTGTGTCATTGGCGAATGTGCCGCCAATAACATGCTTCCACCATTGCCTGCAAATATAGAGCGGAGCTTTCACCTGCCATTTTGTGACAACGCCACGAAAAGGGCTGGTGTGCTTATGTTGCACTAGATAGTTCAAGAGCTTTTGGTCCTTTTCGGACCATTCGCTACTGGTTTGATCAAAACTCTGACGAGCATCGCAAACAATATCTAGCGAGCTTCCCATCCAATCAATGAGACGCACGAAGCTGATGCCATCCATCAGCGGATCCATCTGATTCATTATCAAGTTTTGTCCGTAGCGATGAGAATGCGAAAAGTGATGGCAATTAGGAACCACTGCCAAAAGCCAAGCACAACGCTGGGAAACAGCAAGCCTGCGCAAATGCTTAGCAGCCATGCTCGCAAGCACATGACAGTGAAAATGGCAAGAATTTCTCCTGCAAGCTTGGAGAAATCTTTAAGCAAGTCGTCAGTTGTTTTGGTAAGCACTGGTGATCAGCGAGAGGGGCCGAAGTCGTTGCAAACTGATTGTAGGAGCAATGTCCGTAGCGGAATGCCAGCGTACTCTTGCCTTCCTAGCACGTCCGCTTGCATCAAAGCTTTCAATGGTGCCAACAATGGAGGAGGGCATCCATCCAGCGGCTGTACGTTGTACGTACACCACTTCTTGCCCTGGGAGCCATTCATGGTTGCGAGGCGTTCGAGGGAGCTTGTAAGGGCGGTAGCCCGTCCCGCATTTTACGGCATCCCTCCCATCGTCCACCCTGTAAACAAACCGTTTGCCAAACTGCCGCATGGCTAGGCTAAACGAAACAATGCAAGAACAATGAGCACTTTCTCTATTCCCGTTGGCTTAAAATACAATGGTCAAGATTGTATTGGCATTATGGGGCCTTTCGAAAGGAGCATGGAACGAGACTTTGCTCTCGTTGCCAATAAAAAGGCGTTAAGCGAATGCAATGACATTGACAAGCTGCGAGAGGTGGCTTGCACGATGATGGAAGGATGGAGCAATATGCAAGAGGCCGTCACGTCTCTGGTGAAAGAGAATCTTGAACTGCGTCAAGCTATGCAGCTTCAAGAGCGTGATCTAGAAGCTGCTGATGCTTTGCTTGGTGAGGCGGCTGAAGCTGTTACGCAGTTCGCAATGAAGCAGCAATCCGCTCAAGCCAAAAAATTTCCTTGGCCGTTTGGGTGGTAAGGAGAAAAACTTTCCATCCTCCCATGGTGGCAAGGTTAAATTTGCGAGCATCACGCTCATAGCCCGAGCCAGTTACGTGACGGCCACGATTGTATGTTCCCCCCTGGATCTCAATGAGAACCTTTGAAGGAATATAAGCAAAATCCGCCCTGTAACGTTTTGATCGCCTGTTTTTGGCATAGCGCTCCTGAAAGTCAAATTCCCATGTGTCAACATCACTGAATTCCCTTGCAAGAGGCAAATCAGGGAACTTGCGCTGCCAAAGTGCAAAGAAATCGTCTTCAAGCTTGCTCATAAAACAATGGTAGCGCTCCTCACGCCCTTGCCAAACTATACCCCTGCCCGCCTGACCATGGCTCTCCATTCCATGCCGTACCTCCGACCGTGATTTGCACTCCTCGTGCCCTCGCCGATTCAATCCTTGCTCAACCCTTGCCAGCCATGCCTAGCCGCGCCTCTGGCCTCATATTGCACTTCTCGTGCCCTTGCCATGCCTCCGCAAGCCACTGCATGCCATGCCGTAGCGCTCCGCGCCTCCGACCTTAAATTGCGCTCCTCGCGCCCATGCCAGAACTTGCCGAACCAGTCCCTACCCTGCCCCACCTCACCTCGCCTCTCCGCGCCCGACCTCCGACCAAACGAAAGGCTCCCTTTCGGGAGCCCTCATACTACGCCATTAAACGCGAGCCGTCAAGAAAACACGCCTTCGCTTACGGCAAAGCGTCCATAGCGGGGCCGCCATTCGCACAGTCCAATCTGAAAACCGGCAGCTTCGGCAAGGTCTTCGATCTGCTGCTTGTTGAAAACGGCATCATTGAAGACGATGGTCGCACGAGCAGACCAGCCAGTGCCAAAAATCGGACGAGTGCGCATCACCTTGGCAGTACCCACGCGAACGCCCTTGCGGAAGACGAACTTGCGACTGTCATACATTTCGTCAAGAGCTGCTTCATCAACTGACTCTGGCACTCCATCGCCTTCAATGAGCAGGTGATCTTCAACGAAAAGACCACGAGCAGCGTCCTTGCCAAGCCGCGAAAGCTTTGCTGCTCCTACAAGAGATGCTTCAAAGCAATCAGAAGGAACAATGAGCTTGCCCTCATTGACATAGAGACCGCCGCGCCATTCAAGCTTGGCCATCATTTCATGATCCGCCTCGGTCTTCTTGCGCTTGCCAGAAATTTTCTTAATTTCCTGACTAAAACTGTAAAACGGGTCGGCTAGCTCGCCGTTGTGAACGATCAGCGGGGCAATTCCCGTGATCTTGAAGCTGTAAGACTGTTGCGCCATGTTCAAAAGAACGTAGAGGACGTTGTGATTGGTGATCAACGATGGCAGGCACTCCTTGAAGCTGATGTTTACGACGGCGAACGCTGTCTGTAATCGCTTCGTGGCAATGACGGCAGAGTGTGATCAAGTCGGAGAGACGCTCTTTGCCCAGCGGATGTGGGTAGTAAAACAACGGAGGACCGCCGTATTTGTGGTGGACCTCCAGGTCTTCGCAACTGCCGCAAGTCTGACAGCAGTGTCCATCAACGTCAAGCCTCTGCTGGCGCTTTTCAGCCCAGATTTCAGAGGCCATGTATTTGCTGTAGTAATCGGTGGCTGGTTTCTTCATGAGGATAGATAGCAGAAAGGAGGGCTTGCGCCCTCCCTCACCATGCAGTGCCAAGCCGTAGCACACCCCGCGATGCCGATGCCCGCCGAGCCAGCTAAAGCTTAACCGACGGTTGGGAATGTGGCGGACTGCCCTTGATTTTGATATTTTCCGTCGCCATAGTCTTGAGCCGAGTCTGAATTGAGGCGCAGGAACATGACTTGGACGATGCCTTCAAGTGCATAGATCCGCACGGGGAAAGCCAAAGGATTGACAATAGAGATAGTAAGGTGACCACTCCAGCCAGGCTCAATCGGGCAGACGTTAAGAATGGTGCCTTGCCGAGCATACGTGCTTTTACCGTCTGTGATCCCCATGATGTTAGACGGCATTGTCAGCAGTTCCACACTCACTCCAAGAGCGTAGGAAAACGGGGGCAGCACGAAGAACGTTGAACCATTTTCCTCGATGGGAGAGGCCTCGTACATCAGCTCTTTATTGAAGCTCTTGACGTCAAGCGCTTCCACGGGCTTGTTATTGTTGATGACCATAAAGCCCTTCGGGGAAAGGCGAAGGTCATATCCGGCATGGCTCAGTCCGTATGAGAGAGCTTTTGTCCCATTGGGAAGCTCTCTTGCCTTTTCTCCGACAAAAGGAAAAATAATATCATTTTCAGCAAGAATGCTGATTTCCTTGTCATTAAGAAGCATGGTTCAGAAACGAGCGATGATGGCTACCACGAAGGGCAGCGCGAAGAGGAATGCAGGCCAAAAGGGCACACCAGGAAGCAAAGCTTGAAAAACCCAGGCAATGCCAATGGAGCTGGCAATAGTGAGGATTACAATGGCAAGCCAAAGCGGTCCTCTTGCTGATAGCTCAATAAACAGTTCGTTGCGTTTTGCCATAGAAAAGAAAAGGGCGCTAATGCGCCCTGGTGAACAATAAAGAAAGGCTTCAGAACGGATCGTCAGAGAAGCTTTGCTTGGCCTTATTGCCATTGTCCCACATCGACGCATAAGCCTTGGGAGAATTGTCAAGCTTGTTGACGGTCACTTGCCCTTTGAAATGAGGGGCAGTGTCCTTGTCGCGCTTGTCATTGTCCCACAGGGCAAAACGCAGGGAGTAGTTGCCTTGGGGATTGGTGCCAGCTTTCTTCATGGCATTGAGGATGTCGGGGGTGAGATCGACGGTGCCAGAGAAAGCGGGAGAGTTGCCAGCGGGCATTGAGTGGTCCTCAGAGGAGTGTAGTAGGCCCTGGAAGGGGCATCAGAAGCATAGCGCTATGGACAGAGGAGTCAAGCCCCACGGTCCATAGAAATCATTAAGGGGCGTCCGCCGGGGTAGTGCTCAAAGAAGAACTGCTGCACTTTCTGCACCATGATGCCTGCTTGCATCGCAAGCTCCCCTGCTGAAAGGCTCACGATTTGTGCCTCTTGGGAATGGCCAGTATCAGGATCATGAATGGCAATGGCGCAATGCGCTTCATTCACTTCGATGTTATACATCTGTTCAATAGCCTGCACATAAGCACCAAGCTGCATGCGATAGTCGGCTAGTTGTGTATCAGGCTTCTCCTTGTAGCTTGTCTTCCAATCGAGCAGGGCGTAAGCGCCACTGTTCATTTTGGCAAGCATATCGAACGTGCCTGAATAGCCAATTTCTTGCGCATGATCGTACCAGGCAATGGCACTTTCAACGAGCAATGGACTATCCACTCGCTCAAGAAAACCAACAATGCTCTCAAAATAGGGCACGTAATTTTCATGAGAATCAAGATGCGCTTGAATGTCTTCACCATTCCAGAAGTCTTCTAGAACACCGTGAAGCCAATTGCCTCGATCCACAGCATTACGAGTGCGACGATTAGCCTCTTCATTGCCCACCTTTTTTCGCCAGTTCATTAGCGCTGCAATCTTGCCAGGCGGAGAACACGCGCTCGCAATAGTTGTCACAGAGGGCAAAACATACCCTTCTGGAACATTTGGAAAATCGTTCAGCAGATAGTAACGCTTTTTCTGAATTTGGAGCCGGTTCGGTTCGTAGCGGGGAAAGGCTGGCATTTGAAGGGAGGTAAGGCATAGATCGTAACAGGCCACTGTTCATTTCTCGTTCATGTCCCAGAAATAGTCGCAACCTTCTTCATCCGCTGGAGGCGTAGCGAAATAGCTCTGCCAACGACTAGCAGGCGCCATGTAACGCCAGCAATTTTCCTTGACAGGGCATTCACCCCCTGTGCACATCGCAATGTCAGGCATGAGAATAGTTTGAGCAGTTTGACGAAGAAATTGCTTGTCAGCCAAAGGATGATTAGCAATGGCCTCAAGAAGAGCAGCAATGCGACGATCACTGCTAAGAGTGTCATCAGGAAAGCTCCAGAATGCTTCATGACAAGCATCAATCAAGGAACGATGATTTTGCACTCTTCTTTTGAGGATGGAGACCTTCGTATTCTTCAATCACTTCGTGCATAGCTTCAATTACTGTGCTTTCAAGAAAGCCGCAGCCAAGCAGGAAGTCCTTGAAATTGCGAACAACTTCTGGACAATAGATATTGTGGAAAGAATAGGAGACCTTGGTTTCTCCGTCTTCATTCAGAAAAGTGAAACGACTCATGGGACTATCAACGAAAGGATGGCGAGAATCGACAGAGCAAGGATCAGACATGTGAAAGTAATAAGAAGGAACAAGCCAAGAGGGTCATTTGCTAAATAGCCTGGGAGGAAGCTCAGTAACGGGACAGTCATCATCATCCGTGCAAACAATGCCAGCAAAGGCCCGCGCTAAACGGGCCGCTGCTAGATCTACTGCTTTTTTGCGACAAAGGCTTTCATGCCTTCAATGATGGCAGCAGTATCCTCAATGCCACGCACAGCATTAATTTCTTCTGTCATCTCAGCTTTGCTAATGACAACTTCCTGCTCTTTAGCCCATAGCGTCATCATTGCTGCGACGACGTTTCCAAAGGCTTGCCAGGTTTTGACTTCCGTGGCACGAGCAAGTCCAATGCTTTCAAGAGCAGCTTTGCCTGCAGCCATAGCAGCTTTCTCGTCGGCATAGTTCAATGGATTGGCTTTGCACACTGCTGTAAGAGCAGCTTTTGCGTCGAAAGGCTCAGCGGCCCCTGTATCGGCGGCGGCAATAGGCTTCTCGCTTCCAGCAGCAGGAGAGCTGTCTCTAGGGGCAACTTTCGTGCGTGCAGGCGCCTTGAGCGGGTCCTGTTGCAGCTTTGGCGCTTCTTCCTTGGGGATGTCCTCTCCGGCATAGAGCCGAAGACCAAGGCCCGTGAACGTGGCAATTGCCTTGACACTGGCACGTTGGATGTTGTCGCTAATGGCACGACCGTCAAGTTGTTGAATGGAATTGTGCTTCCTATCCATCACTGGAAACACCAGAGCAGGAGTGCGTCTGATGCCGTCCGTCAGATAGGGGCGCAGGATGAAAGCACCAGGCTCGCCAAATACAGGCCAGCCAAGAGTTTTTTCTTCAAAGGCCACAAAGAGCGTCGGGAAATGCTCCTTCAAATAGCGAAAGGCAAAAGGCCAGGAGAGATAGGAAAGGCCTTTGTAGTCCTTTTCAATGTGAGGACCAATGTCAGGCGTGTCATAAGCAGCTTTGAAGGCTTCTGCGCTGATCTCTAGGGGAGTGAAGATGCCGTTGTAGCGGTCAAGCATTGCTGCTTTTGCGGAGTCTTCCATGCGGGAAAAATCGGAGGGGGAATAAGAAAAGATGGTGTGGTTCATTCTTCGGGAAAAGCAAAGTGCCAATCGAGAAGATACCCTTCAGCTTCTTCGTCAAACGAAAGATTCAGGCCAATCACCTCAACTCCCGTATCAGAAAGAAAGCAATCAAGACAATGAAGCACGTCATGATCCATTTGCTTCATGCGAGCATAAAGCTCAGACCTAGTGAGATTGGGAAGGTCCATCATTCGAGGCTTGCCACTACTTTGTAACCAAAGCAAGAAGGATTGTATTCGCCATACATAATGACGAACATCTTGCTTGGGTTTTCGTTCTTCGTGATGAGACTATCGCCTGGAAGAGGCCAGTCGTTAATCACTCTCACATCAGTGGGATCCTCAAGGAATTCAGGATCATACTTCTCGGAAATCACGCCTTCTTCCCATAGAAGCTTCACTTCTGTGTCGGCATGTTCGAGGAGGAAATCCTCGCAAGCGAGCTTAAGCTCTGAAACCCTCATAGTCCTCAATTTCGGAAACGATGGAATGATCCTCTACCAGAGAAAAGGCGCCGTCAGAAAGAACAGCATTTCCTTCCCATGGAGAAGTGGTACGGATGAGACGCTCGACGGTCTCGCTAAGGCTTAGCCGTGCTTCATGGGCAATGTCCTTGAGATGGTTGTAGGCAGTGTCAGTGAGGGTGAAGTGGCGGCTCTTCTTTGGCTCGCCGTGATCAACGGTCATAAAACAATGGGGCGAGGAGATAGCCGATGCTGAAGCCGATCATGGCTGCCAGCCAAAGCTCCATGGTTTTGTCTTGCGAGGGACATGGCCAGCATAGCCGTCATGGCCAGCCCGTCAATGCCTGAAAAGCCAAAAGCAGCATTAAGAATTGTTAATGCCCTGCGGAGGCGGGATTTTGCTGCTAGAACACCCTCATCTCACTCCTCCCCATGGCCTTTTCCATCCTTGACCACCTTGAGCAACTGGAGCCAAGCAATGAGCCAGGGAAATACCACTGTCCTGCATGCGGCGGTAACGATTTCACAATCAACAAAAACACAGAGGCATACAACTGCTGGCATGACACCAGCCCTGCGCACCGGGCCGAAATTCGTGATGCCCTAGCCCCTCTCACCAGATGGGAGAAACCTGCGCGTGAAGCCGGCAACTATTCCTTTGTGTACAAAAATAACCATGGGAAGGAGGTGGTTATTGTTCATCGTGATGACACTTCAGGCTCCAAAAAGATTTGGCAAGACTTCCCTACTCTTGACAAGAATGAGAAGGGCCATAAAACCCAGCTCAAGGAAATTAAAGCAAATGTTCTTCCCTATCGTTACGACGATGCAATAGCAAAGAGCGAAGAAACGGGCCTGCCCATTTTCATCGTCGAAGGCGAACTCACTTGCGAAGCAGTGTGGATGCTCGACATTCCCTGCATTACGTTCCTCGGAGGCAGCAAGCAATATCGCACTAATGGTGACTATTCAAGCCTATTCCGCAACAGGAAGCTTGTGCTTTGCCCTGATCGCGACGAGCAGGGCGTTGCCTTCATGGCAGAAATTGCCAACGATAATCCTGGGGCAAGTTGGCTTTATGCGGATCCTCGTTCATGGGAATGGGACAATCTCCCTTCAGGCAATGGCTACGACTTAGGAGACTACATTGAAGAAGGCGTCACCAAAGACGATCTCCTTTCCTCCATTGTTTCCAAAAGCAGGCACCAAGGGCAAGATGGTAAGCCTGCCTATGAGGAGATCATTGCCACCATTGAAAACTTTGTTGGCCTCTATGCCAATGACTCTCGCATTGCCTACGAAACCAGCAATTGGCTAGAGCAGCGTGGCGTAAAGATGAGCCAGCAGAATGTTGACAAGATTATTGCAGAAGCCAAAGACCGCATCTATGGCAGGGAAGAGCTTGAAAGTATTGACGCTCTTTCCATTGCTAATGCTGACAAAGCTCGTGAATGGCTGATTGCTGGCATCATCCCTCTCGGGAGCGTAACGTTGCTTGCTGCAGGAGGCGGCACTGGCAAAAGCACAGTGGCATACAATTGGGCGCTTCACATTGGCCTTGGCACAAAATGGAGCGGGCGCCGTTGCATGAAAGGCAAAACTTTAGTTTGCCAAAGCGACGAACCTCTCATTGACACAAGCGAAAAGCTTTCCGTGATTGGCTACCAAGACACTCCACTGGAGCCTGGCACCATTGAATTCTGGGAAACTTGGCGCTTCGCCCACATGAAACAGCTTGAAGACTACGTGAGAAAGGAACGTCCACTGTTCGTAGTGATTGACAGCCTCACTGCTTGCCTTGCTGGTATGGACGTAGACATGGTGAAGAGCAATGCAGGCGATGTGATTTATGGCCTGCGTGATCTTGCCAACACTTATCGCTGTTCCATTCTCATCCTCCACCATCTCAACAAAAATGGAGGACTGCGGGATTCCACTAGCTTCGTTGATAACGTTAGTGAAGTGGTGAAGCTCACTCGTTCTGAAAGCTACGATCCAAATGAATTTACGCTCGAATGGATGAAGAGCAGGAGTGGCCTCACTGGTAAGCATGTGCTCAAGCGAGATAACCTCACTTATGGCTGGCATTATGCAGGACCACAAGGCGGATCCCTAGAAGAGCTGAATCAAGTGGTGAATGTCGTGGAGATGCGTCAAAATGAACGCTTCTCTAAACAGCAAGTGGCAGCATTGTCTGGAAGCTTTGAAACCAGCTCCACTGGCAAGATGCTGGAAGTGGCAAGGCGGCAAGGCTTGATTAGCAGTAGCTTTGTCGTTGGTCCCAATGGAGAACGCGAGCGTCTCTACCATTCGTGGGACTATGTTGAGCCTGAGCTTGATTTTCAGGAAGAACCAAGTTTCATTGAAAATGAAAAAGAAGCAGATTTTGAAATTCCCGCTCGGGAAGAAGCTCCGCCACAAGAGCCTGTTTCCATGGTGACAAACGAAAATCTTCCCGAAAGGGAAGAGGATCACGATTTCTTCTGACGCTTCACAATAGGAGGGAGGCTCTAACATAGCCTCCCCGCTGCCTACCGTAGCGAGCAGCTTTTTCAATCATAAAGCTTTTTCAAGAACGGGGCCTGATGGCCCCTTTGCTTTGCCTATTTGCGCTTGCCTTGGTCTTGACCATCCAGCTTGCGCTGAAATTCCTTTTGCTCTTGTTCCTTGCCATAGAGCCAGGCTCTAGTGCTTTGCCCTGGCTTAGGACCATTGCGAGGGAGCTTAATCACTTTGAAACCGTCAGGAAGTGAAGCAGTCATGGTGGCTTGCGAAGCTAGTGAATCCTACCATCAGCCCGTTTTCCCATGGAGGAGGACAGTTAAAGGATTGGCCCTCTTGTGGAAATTTGGTGGGGGGCTGTACACTGGTTCCGGAATGTCCCGCGTGTATCCCAGAGATCTCAGACGGGCATTCGAGGGGGCTTCAAGCCTATGCTGCTTGGCCAGCCAGGGCTAGCGTAGCCCCCCAGGGCGGAGCGTTCGATCGTCAGGCCAAAATCACCTATCAACAACGATCAAAGCCAAACGATGCCTCAAACCTCCGCAATGCCGCTCTAGCCAGAGTGGAGCCCCCAAGGGCGTAACGTTCAGACAAAAGGCAAAGGAAACCTTCAACTGAACAAAACACGCTTAACATTGCAAAGGAATCTTCCAGCGCAATGCTTCTTCCACCTAGTCCAGTAGATAAGCTTCCTTTGTTGGAGCACAATGGGGCCGAAATTCTGCCTATCGTGCATCACGGTTTTTCAAAGCCAAGCAAAGGGCCGCAACCAGCGGCCCGAACTCTCTATGGAGCCCGTGATAACAATGGAGAGCGTCATTGGCGTTCTAGTCTGCATGAAATTCAGCAATTGATTGACAGTGGTTTTGCCACAGCGGAGCAAACAGATGCGTGAATTTTGTACCAATCCCAAGGATTGCATGGCTCTTGCTTACGAGCGTGAAGCTGAGCAAGAAATGGACAGTCGCGGGCTAGATGCTGCCTATGCAGAAATCGTTGATAGCCTTCATAAGGAGATGGAGGAATTCGTCCGAAAATATTGCCCTAAAAAGCTTAATGAGCTTGATGATTTGTTAGAAAAAGCCTTCTGGCAGTATCATTGATTGTGGGGAAACGGGGCGCTTGGTGCGCCCCTTTGCTTAGCTATGAACATTATTTCGCCATTGTCTGCTAACGATGAAGACTTGTCTGCTGCTGAATGGGAAGAGCTTTGCGTATTGAAGAAAGCAATTGATGATGGTCCGGCCACTGTAGTGGCCTCACGCATGGAACGCTTCACTGAATTGTTTGTTCGTACCCTCCATGGAAAGGGCGATACAATGCGAGGAGCAAAATAGTAAACAATGCCTCGTCCGGAAATTGAATTTGCCACGCCTGAAGAAGAAGAGGCTTATGCAAGGAAAGCTTTAACAAAAGCAGGCGTGCCCATTTCTCAGTATGAAGCCATCCGCGAGCATAAATCAAGGGGCGGCACACATGGTGCCGGCATTTATACAAAGGAAATGCTTGGCGTTAGGCGATGGATGGTGCAAGAATTATTGGCAGCAAAGATGAGCAATCGTCAGATTGCCAATGTACTAAAGCTAAGCAAAGAAACAGTCAATGGAGACAGGCATTTCAACAGAGACCTATACACGCAAGAGATTCTCAAGAATCAAGACACGCACAGGGCGCGTCTCCTGAAGGAGCAGATGGATCTCAAGGAGCTTGCATTAGCAAGCTTTGAAACCAGTAAACGCAAGAAGACAGTCACCATCATGGACGGCGGTGACGATGGCAGCAAGGAAATGGTGAAGATAGAAGAAAGCGCTGGCGATGCGTCCTTTCTCAACGTGGCCAAAAATTCCTTGGTGGAGCAAGCAAAGCTCCTTGGCCTCAACGAAATCAAGCCCGTAGAGAACCAAGACACGTCCTACAGGACATTCCTAAAAGACCTTTCCTCCACCATTGAAAAGGAAAAGGAAGCCAAGGCTACTGAAGAACGCAGGGGCAATTCTCTTCTTGCGTCTGCTGAGACCATCAGCTTTGATGCTGAGCCGGAAAACGAGCCACTTCCTGAGACCATGCCTTTACAAACAATTAATGCAGACGATTATTGACAATGGCCCCATGAGGGGCCATCATTAGCGAAATGCTTCCCTTGCATTGAACCAGTTTGATTCCGTCGATCAGTTCCTGCGTCAAGCCATCGCAGCCAAGGAAGGCAAGCGAGAAGCCATCAGCAAGGCCATTTCTCCTGGGCTTCAGGACCATGGCACAGTAGGCATTCCGCCAAAGCTTGCCGCTTCCATTGAGGCCATGCTTCAAAAGTATGGTGATGAAACCTACCGTCAGATTGCCCTGTTCGCGCTAGGAAAATGGTTTGAGCTGCACATTGGCATGTTTGAGGAGCTGATTGGCGAGGAGCCCAGCATGGCTTGTAGCTGTTTGATGGACGCCACACGCATTGCCGATGCCCTCCATCTCCTTTCAGAAATTAATAGCATTGGAGGCGACGGCGGATGGAAGCCCATGCTTGAGCAAACGCTCAGTCAGCACATTTTGGAAGAACTTGAGGAGGAACTTCGGTGATGGCAGCTTCTTGTCGCACTTATTTGATCACCACTTACGAAGGAAAGAAAATCGCCCTCGGGGCGATTTCAGCAAAACAAGCTGAACATTTTATGCTTGCAATGCGTCCTGACGTAAGAATTGCAATGATTGAGGAAATCCCTCCCCTTCCTGAAGATCCAAAGCTGTGATCGCTTCTTTCCATTGCACTGATGCCACTGGTCATCTTCGCCTAGGAAAATTCTGTTTCCAATGGAGGAATAGCTTTCTTCTTGGCACAATGTATGACGACTTTGGTGAATGCTCCCTCACCATTGGTTCTCGCTCCTTCCACTTCGGACAATTTCGCTTCGCCTAACCATGGACTACCAGCTCTCTTTGCTAGAGCATTCTCTCCCTCGCATGGTTCACATTTGCATTCCGCCTCAGCTCCAAGAGGAAGCGCAGGCTCTTGCCATGGAAAACCCTCCCATTCATCCTGCATGGCGTAAAGTGCAACAACGTGGCAGGCATTTTGTTATTGCTACTAACGAGCTAGATGACATCACTGAATTGGCTGATTTTGCTCGCACTAACATTGAGGAGCCTGAAGGGCCAATGAGCAAGCCAAAGCGTCAAGCGTATCAAATCTTGCTGGACAGGGCTTACAGGCACGCTGAACTGCTGCCTATGGGCAACTGCCATGCCATTGCCATCAAGTGGCGAGACAAGCCATTGCCCATCACCAAAAATCTCAGCATTGCCACGCAGGCCTTGCGAAAACCAGCAAAGCAAGCTTTGTAAACAAATGTTACAGGACGACGACGGCCCCCTCGATGGGGGCCTTTTGCTGGCACACTATGCACATGCGACGGCGAACGTCGCTAGCCCTCCGCTTTCCCATCGTGACTGTTGCCTTTAATCATCTCCTGCCCAATCATCCCGTGTCTGCTTTTAAGGATGGAGAGCTTGCCATGCACTTCGGTAAGCCCGTGGTAACGCGCTCCTTTGCCATGGCAGATTTGCAGGAATACATTTGTACCATTGAAAAAGCTATTGATGAGGAGCCTAACCTTGTGCAGCAATTGGCTCTTGATCGCATTCGTTGTGCTTTTGTAGTGAGTCTTGACATGCTTAAAGAGAATCACGAAGAGCTTTGCAAGGAAGCTCCTCTTGGTTCTGATTTCGAAGAATATCTGATGAACTACAACAACGCCATTAAAGGAGGCAAGCTGTGAGTACGCCCAAAGACACACTTACAGACGCTATTTTTGAATACTTTGATAATGACAATGGCGATCAGCTCATTAAAGATCTCGCGGAATTGTTGGCGCAAGATCGGGATCATCATCTTAGGAAATTTCGCGCTTTCTCTCATGCCTACGAACAACTCTTTGGCCAAAGCTTCTGATCCATTGCTTGATTGGGATCATGACAAGCGAAGCGTAATGCAGCTTGCCACGGCAAAGCTTGAGCGCAGGCTTCAATACTGGCGAGAAAAGGAACAGGAGGAAATCCTCAGGCGCTATCGTCTCGTCACTTCCATCTAGCCAAGTTGCCAATTTCTACACACTACGAGGTTCACCAATGACTCAAGAACACCCGATTACTCCGCCGCCTGAGCTGGTGATGGAGTGGATTAACAAGCACTACGGAGGAAAAGTCCACCGCGATCTGGGAGGTGTTGAGCACACCATTGCTACTTGCTCCGCCCGCTGGGGCGCTGATCAGGAGCTGGAGGCGTGCATCGAATGGATGGGTGATTCACCTGTCATTTGGCGAGGCGATCCAGAAGCACATCCCGGTTTTTATCTAAGAGAAGCCCGCCGCCCAAACCCACCAAACTTGAAGGAGTTGGCCCTGGCCACACTGCAGAAAATCTCAAAAGACAAATACCCTTGTAACTATCAAGATGACAAGGACTGGGACACCATCCGCCGCGCTCTTGAATCCCTGCCCGATTAGTCAACATCACTAATGACCATGACTCCGATTGCAACTTTTAAGGTGCCCGTATCGTTCCATCTTGATTCCGAACAGATCAAAGAGGCACAAGCAGCACTTAACACCTATCATCTTGGTGATCCTGAGTGCAATCGTTTTAATCCGGAAACTATGCAATACGAAGCAAAGTATCCCGAAAAAGAAACTGACGAGTTCAAACAAAGCGTGGGCGACATCAAGATGACACGCACGGTTTTTTTGATAGTTGGGATGGACCACAAGGGCGGTCTTTCTATTCTTTAACCAGACCCAGTAGTCCACCTCACTACCGCCATGACCGACTACAAACAATTGTGCGTTGAGCTGGTTGAAGCATGGGACGCCACGGCTGATTTCGATTACAACGACTTTGGCAACGCAGTTGTTGAGATTGTTGACCGTGCCCGCGCCGCCCTGGCTGAGCCCGAGCCGGAGGGGCCGACAGAAGCCAAGATTGCATCCATTTTGCTGGCCTATGCCGTTGTTGAGCCGCAGGTGGGCGTAAGCCGAATCCTGCACGAAAAGCATTTCGGCAATGCCGCCCGCGCTGTTCTCACTCGCTGGGGCAACCATCCGGGATCTCCAAATAGTTCAATGCAGCCCATCCCGGTGAGCGAGCGCCTACCGAGACCGGAAGATTGCGATGCAGAGGGAAGGTGTTGGTGGTGGTATCCACCTGTACCAGAGCAAACCTACGGCTACTGGGCACATGAGGATGATGCTGTTCCAGAACGTGCTGTTGATGAGCAACCTTCCCACTGGCTTCCCGCCAACGTTCTATCCCAGCCCTTTTAGTCCGATCATCCTCTCTTCTTATGATTAAACTCACTCCCCGTCAACTGTTGTTAGAACAAATTAGCGACAGACTTGATGACGCACTTCAAAGCGATCTGGAGAATGGAGTCAGCTCATTAAATGCGCAAGCGGCTGAATCTTTTAA